ATTTAATGCAGTGCCAGGAGCAAAGGGTGCAGTCAGTGGTCTTCCTCCAAAGAAATTTGCACAAGGTGGACTCGTTCCAGGAAGCGGTAGCGGAGATACAGTTCCAGCAATGCTTACACCTGGAGAAGTAGTATTAACGAAAGACACAGTACAAGCCAACCCAGAGTTAGTAAAAGCACTTATGTCTGGAACAATACAAGGGTTTGAAGAGGGTGGCTATGTAAGTCAGGTTGCTGGAAGAGTTTCTACAACAGCAAGTTTTGATACACAACTTCAAAAGGAACTTGATAGAATTGCCAACCTAACTGCTGGAGAATTAACTAGATACGCAGAGCGTGTTGGAGCAGATACATCTCAAGGACTTGAAAAGGTTAGAGAAAATCTTACAAAAGAATTTAAAGAATTAGTAGATGGCCTTGCAGCAGATGCTCGTGAGGCTGGCGTTAAGTTAACAAAAGAAAAGTTAACAAGCACAATTGGAGAATATGACCCAGCAGCAGGAAGAAGTTTTGTTGGATCGTACGCACCTCAAAAAGATCAAAACTATGCAACAACATTTGCTCATGCCACAGAGTCAGAAAATGTAAATGCACTTGAACTTCTTAAGTCAGGTCAAATTAAAAATGAACAAACTATTGCAGAACTAACACAACTTGTTGCAGCAGCAGAAAAGGCTGGAATTGCAATGCCTATGGTTGGACCAAAGAGTGGTCTTGGATATGACTTATCACAAAGACTAAATACTTCAATGAAGCCAGACCAAAAGGGTGCAGATCCTACAGAATTTTTAGATGAGTTTGCTGCACGTGGTGCTGAAAAATGGAGAAAGTCTGTCAAGATTGGTGGAGGAAATTTTGAAGCGTTAGAGTCAGAGATTGTTCAGTATGATTTAGCAATACAAGATCAAGTAAGATTATGGAAAGATAACAATCCAGGAAAGAAAATTAAAGATGCTGACTTTGAAGTAATTGAGTCTAGCGTACGTGCTGGATTAACTAAAATTTCTGGGGGACTTAAAGAAGTTCTAGATACCGCAGCAGCAGCAATAACAGAAGTAAGAGTTAATGTTAACAAACAAACTCGTGCTGCACTTACTGCTGCAGATCCAACACTTGACAACACAGTATTCTCTGGTCGTAAAAAGGGTAGTGGTGCAAGCGGTCAAGTAGGTCCAATCAATAGATCTACGGGCGTTGGAATGTCTGAAGCAAATGCTCATGAAGCAGGATATAGAACAGGTGTTGCAGCAGTCGATGGTGCAAATAAAGGTTCTGGAACAGCATCACCATCTAAGAAAACAATTAAGACTGGTGAAGAGGTTGGTGATGGTCTTGTTGTTGGAATGAAGTCAAAGGAAGATGATGTTGCAGCAGCAGGTGCAAAACTTGGAACCACTGCTACACAGAGTGCTTCTCATGCTGCAAAGAAGGCTTCTCGTGGTGCAAGATCAACTGGACCGATTACTCCAGGATCTCAATATGATGTTGAAAAAACTCAAGGTGGAGTTGTTGTAGACACTATAGCCAAGAATGTTCCAGTAGAAACATCTCAAGTTTCTACATTAATAGATAAAAATACAGCCTTAAGGGAAGCATCAACATTTGCAACAGATGAAAACGGTCAAATCATTATGGACCCTGCAACTGGTGCACCGATGACTAAAAAAGTTCACACCAAATATAAGCGTGGAATGAGAAAAGAAAAAGTTGGTAAAGTTTCTGGCAAGATGTCGGGAGCATTAGGAACAGCAACAATGGTTGCAGGAATGGCAGGAGCACCTCCACAAGTTACTGCAGCGCTAGGAGCAGCATCAATGCTTGCAGGTCTAGCCCCAATGATTGCAGGTCTAGGGCCTGGTGGTTTGATTGCTGGAGCAATTGCTGCTACTGCTGGAGGACTATACCTTCTTAATAAGTCTGCAGAAAAAGCGGCAAAGGCACAAACAGAATTAGCAAATAAAACACAAATGACTGGAGCAACTCTTAAGTCTATTGGAGAGATGACTGGACAAGTCGGCGCCAGTGAAATTATGGACCGTAGGAGGGCAGAAGGGGTATCTGATTTATATACAACCAACTATGATCGTAAGGGACAACAGTTTGGAACAACTTTCTTAGAGGGTGAGCCTGGAAAGGCTATGGCTGAAGGTTTCTCAGAAAACATAAAATTAGTTGGAAAAGATCAAGCAGCAAAACAATTTGCCAGCAACCTAGCCTTAGCAGTTTCTGACGGAGTAATGACTGCAGTACAGGCATCTGATGTTGCAAGACAGATGGCAATTAAATTTGGAGATACAACTTTACAGCCAAAAGTTGAAGGTCAGTTAAATAGACTTATTGGTCCATATGGAGAAGACCTACTTAAAGATCCATTAAATATAAGAATTAATCTTATTGAAGAACAGGCAAATATTGCTGAAGCAACAACAGACCGACTAGCCAAAATGCAAACTGAGTATGGCAATACGTTTTTTGGAGATACCAGTGGTGGAGGTTTTGCTGGAACTGCAGAAGGTGCAGACTTTAGTTTTGGAGAACTATTTGGTCAAACAGAAAATGAAAAGATGGCATCCTTTGGTGCTGCAAGTGGAGTTAACAATGTTGCATCTGCACAAGCACAACTTGATGCATATAATTTGCAGGCAGAAAAGAAGATAAAAGAACTTCAAGCACAAAGATTAATTACTACAGAAAAATCCAAGCAGGCTCAAATAGATGAGCAGATTAAAACTGCCCAAGAGGAGCAAGAAGCAGGCGCTGGGAAAATTAGAGAAAAAATTGCAGAAACACTACAAGACCAGATTGACCTATTTAATGTTGCTAAACAAAGAAGCGCTGTAGAAGATGCATTCTTTGATTCGTTAAAAGAATCCGTTAGATTAAAGTACAAGGGTACCGCAATGGAAGCCTTTACTGGCACTATGCTAGAAAAAACTGCAGACTTGGATAGTAAAGAATTAGAAGTAACGATAAACACAATTGTTGCTTCTGGACAAGTAAACCCAATGGTTATGACAGATATGTTGGAAGCGTTTACAGGTGATGAAGAAGGCTTATCAAAGATTCTTGATATTGGTGTAAAAACCCACGGAGCAGATAAAATTGCTATGCTTATTAATAACCTTGGCGGAGTAAAGAAACCAGAACTTAAGAAAAAACTAGCCATAGCAATAGCCAAGGGCACAACCAAAGATATGGATAAGATTAATGCAACCTTGACACAACTTCAAACTATGGATCAAAAAGATTTTGATATAAATGTATTTTTGACTAATGACCCAGTAGTTGCTCTAGAAAAATTAAAAGCATTGCAAAAGCAGTTGGATGCTATTGAAAATGTTCCAGATCCATTAACCAAGGCTATTCAATTAGAAAACTCTGGTCTTAGTGCAGAGGCTATGGCAGGCATTACTGCAAATTGGGAATACTTTATGTCTCTTCCAGAGACAGTAAGAAAGACTGCTATCCAAACTTATGTTTCAGCATTTACAACCGTTAATGATGATGCAGTTAACGCAAGAATTGCAAAGAAAGTTGCTGCAGCAGGGGGTAACTCAAACTATGCTGCACAATACTATGCAACTGAAGGAGGAAGGCAGCAAGTTATTGATGAACTTGCAATGGAAGCAACCAAACCACAGTATTCTGCAACTCCTCCAGGCCCTGAAAAGGCAAAGGGTGGCGGTGGAGGCAAAGACGGGGGTGCTGGTGCAAACCCTCTAGACTTCCTTGACTCACTAGCAATGAGAATTAAAAATGTTCGTGATGGAGCATTTGATGCAACTCAACCACTAAAATCTATGATGGCTGCATTTAATAGCAAGGGTGCACAAAAAGATGCATCTAAAATGTTTAGTATTTTTGACGGACTACAGCAAAGAATGCTAAAGTTTAATGTTCCAAAAGAATTTAGAGATGCAATTGCAAGCATGTCTGCAGAAGACTTTACTGCTTTTGCTAGTCTTCCAAAGGGTAAGAACATGTTTACCTACAAACAAAAAGATTCAAAGGGTAAAAAACTTCCAAGAACTAAAGCAAACATAACTGGCCTTACTAAAGAGGGTGAGGCTGTTATGCAAACCTTCCGTGAGGCTCAACTTGGAGAGTTCCAAATAGTTCAGGTTGAAATCCTTAAGACAGTTGAGGAACAAAGCAAAGCATTCAATATGCTTGTTTCTTCTGGTCTATCAGCAACAGAGGCACTCAAGGTTGTAGAAGATCAAGCAGTCGCTGCTGCTATTGCTGCTGGCACTGTTGGTCAAAAGGGTTCAAAAGAAATGACTCAGTTTGTCAATGACATTAAAGCAGGAACTGATGCTCTTGAACAACAGGCACTTGTTAATGATTTAATTAATAAGGCAGAAGACTTTAAACTAGTTGAGCAAATGCCTGAACTTGCAAAGCAGATGAAGGGTCTTAAGTTTACTGCTGATCAGATGGCTGCAGTATTTGACAATCCCGCTTTAATGAAGGCAATGATTAAAGATCTTGCAGATGGAAAACTTGATGCTGAAAATATTGCTAACTACTTAAACTCAATTGAAAAACAAAAACTTATTGATATTAAAACTAACTTTAATAAGGGAGACTTTGCTGCAGCAGCAGCACCAGGGCTTGAGATAGTTGATGAAATGTTTGCGGTACAGGAGCAGTTAATTAGAACTGGTGTTGATTCAAGAAGCACAGCAGATGTTAACCTTATAAGAAACAACGATGCAACAATGAAAACTTTGCAAGACCAGTTAGTTCCATTTGAGGCTCAAGCAAGAGGAATCTCTGATGCCATTGAAGTAATGCAAAGAAATGTTGAAATTAATATTACTAGAAAAATTGAAGTCTATCAAAAGAGTATTGATAAAACTCAGCGTGATATCGAAATGCAGTTTAATCGACCTATTCAAGAACTTCAAGATAGAACAGGAATTCTTTCTCAAGATCTAGTAGTAATGGATAAGGCTGCAGAAGCAATTAACAAGCGCTATGACGCACAAGCAGCAGCCTTAGAAAAGGTTGCACAAATTAATGATGATATTTTGGCTCAACAAAAACAACAGATTGGCCTTGCGGATGCATTAAGCCAAGGAGATATTTCACAAGCAGCCTCAATGATTCAAGAAATGAGAGCAGCCAAGGCAGAGAGTGCATCTCGCTCAACTCAAGAAATGCTTACAGCAGCAAGAGAATCAGAACTTGGTGCACAACGTGGTGGTGTTACTGGTCTAAGCAGAACTCAGATTGAAGAAGAGCAATATGCCATTTCACAAAAGATTTATAAACTTGAAAATGATCCAAAGAGATTACAGTTCCAAAAGGATATCCTTGCTGCACAAGATGCTATCTATAAACTAGAGCAAGATCGCACTGCAGAACTTGAAAAGATTCGTGTCAAGGAAGATGAACTTTACAAGTTAAATACAACTACTATTAAGCCAATTCAAGATAGACTTGCAAAACTTGGCGATGAGAATACTCTTGCCCAGTCAAGAATTGATAAACTTGTTGGAGAAATTACAGTACTTGGGCAAAATGCTACGGCCTGGGAAGGCGTAAGAGCCAAGATTGCAGCAAGTGATTTAGCATCTAAGTCATTTGATGCAGCACTTGGTGGACTACTTTCATCATCACAAGCAATTACTGCTGAGTGGAATACAATTATTGGAAAGATTAATGCATATGCTAAGGCTGTTCCAGGATCTGTTACAGCAATTCAAAATGATGTTAATCCAACACAAGCACCTACAGACAAACCAACAGACAAGCCAACAGACAAGCCTACATCTGCACCTACAGATGCACCTACTTCTGCACCTACTGCAAAACCAACTGCGGCTCCAACAAAGGCCCCAGTAACTGTTAAGTCTGGAGATACACTTTCTAGTATTGCTAAGGCAAATGGTACGACTGTAAGTGCACTACTTGCTGTAAACCCTAAACTAACTACTGATCCAAAATATAACGATGGAAATACAATTTTCTCAGGAACTAAAATTGCTCTACCTCCCGCTAAAACAACCACTAGCAGTGGTGGCGGTGGAGGAATGAGTTACCTATTTAAAGCAGCAGGTGGAATGGTTCCACAATATTTCAAGGTTGGTGGATTTGCTCGTGGAGCAGACAAGATACCAGCAATGCTAAGTCCAGGAGAGTTTATTATTAGCAAGCCTGCTGTTGAAAACTTCGGGGTACAGAACCTTAATAATATAAACAATGGTACACCAATAGGCAATGACGTGTATAATTATAACCTAAGCCTTAGTGTTAATGGAAGCGGTATGGATGCAGACGATGTAGCCAATACGGTCATAAAGAGAATTAAGCAACTTGAGGGACAAAGAATTCGGAGGACCAACGTATAATGGCATCCACAGGCTATATGCAGGGCAGACAGAGGTTTTCAAGACCTCAGGGTATGCTTTGGTCAGATACCCCAGGAACACTCTCAGGAGGCAAGTACATCCCCTCTGGCTATGAAGAGTATTCAGATAAAACTGGTTTGACCCAGGCTCAGATAGATAATTCTTTTATTATCCTTACAGATCATAATAGGTCTGATATTTCTGTTACCCCGCAAAGAATAGAAAAAAGACAAAGAATGATTAATGGCACTATGCGCTCATATCACATAGCCGACAAACTTAATATTAGTACATCTTGGCAGATGGTTCCATCTAGAGGACATAAAGGCTATCCAGATTTTGACCAGACAACTGGTTTGGTAAATCCAGACTTTGAGCAAAAGTATTCACAAAGAACAGCAGAGGGTTCAGAGTATCTACAAAATACAGAGTACACCGCAGATGGTGGAGCAGGTGGTAATGAGATTCTTAAATGGTATCAAGATCACAAGGGTCCTTTCTGGGTATTCTTAGCATACGATAAGTATACTAATTTTGGAGTAGAAGATGAAGACTACTTAAGATTAAATCAATACAATCAAATTGTTCAAATGTATATTTCTAGTTTTGACTATACAGTTGTTAAGCGTGGCGGAAACAACCATGACCTATGGAATATTACTGTAGGCTTGGAAGAGGCTTAATGTGTTTGAAAATGAAGATTTAAAGAGTCACCTACAGTCCTCTTTTACCATTGAGTCTGGCTCTGCTCTTATTGCAGAGTGGAATATGAATGTTCCAGGCAATGTATTTAAACTTGGAAACTATAGGTATCGTAAATCGGGGACTACTTATAATGCTATACCAAACTCATTTGACAGAACTGACTCAGGCAGATACTACACAAATGCATTAAACTCAGATGTTGTTGTTGAAGCAGGATTTAAAGATAGCACGGCTACTCCACTTTTATTTCAATACACAAAAGATAAAGAAACACTATACTATTCTTTAGAAGATTGTTTAAAACCTTTTAGACCAAGATCTGGAATTAACAAAGCATCATTTTTTTCTAATAGATATTTATCAAATGTTAACAAAGATATGTACTTAAGACCAAGATATTATATGTCTCACAGAGATGATGAGTTTAAGTATTGGAGATCCTATAGAACTGAAAGTTCTGGAACAACAACTGCAACAAGTAATATTGAGTATGGAATATCTAAGAACAGTGCAAACGCTATTCACCTTATTGATGATGCAGTACCATTTGTTGTATATAAAGAAGAGGTTCCTGCAAATAGATTAGTTATGAAGGTTCAAACTCATGTTGGAGATATTAATCTTGGACCATTTAAAGGATCTTCGGGTACTACTCAAGATCCACTTTTTGGAGAAGCAAATAAGGTAGTTCCAAAAAGATTTAAAGTTGAGTATTTAAATGCAACTGATCAGTGGACTACAGCGTATTCATTTGCTGATGGAGACTTAAGAGAAGATAACACTCCTATTTTTGGAAGTGATGGATACCTTAGCCTAGAATATGGACTTGAGGTTCCGTTACAGCACAAGGATAATTTTATTCTAATTGGATCAATTACAAAAGATGTCCTTGTTAATACACCAGCAACAATTGGAAATGCTTACCTTGTTCTTGGAGAAGGTGGCGCAGAGGGAACCCTATATATTTATAATGGAACAGAGTTTATTCCATACACACCTAACTATTCCTGGAGACTTGGAACTGACGGGGTATACGAAAATACACAGTTTGTTACAGATCTAACAAATCCTTCTTACTTTACTAACGCTAACACTTCTACCAGAGTGTACAGAGAATTTGTTTGGATAAAAGGAATTAGAATTGTTGTTGAATCAATGAGCGTTCCCAATGTTCCATTTGAACTTATTGAATTTTCTCCTAGACTTGTTGTAGATCTTACGGGCAAGTTGATTAACTTTAAGGTTACCAAGGTTTTGTCAAATATGACATCTACCCCCTTGCCTGTAGGAGAGTTAGTTTCTTCTACTGGATCATTAACATTGTTTGATGATGACTCTTCTTTTAATATTAATAATGTTTGGGACGGAGACTCTGGAAGCATTGTTGCAAAGTATGTACAAAAAAATACTAAGTTTTCTTTTTATGAAGTAATTAGAAATGTTAATGGTGTTAATTACTATGTTCCAATTAAGAATCTTTATTCAGAGGGCATACCCCAAACAGACCAAGGCTCAGGAACAATATCAATTAATTTAAGAGACTTTTACTTTTACTTTGAGTCTATAAAAGCACCAGAAATATTACTTACGGAAGTTTCTTTAGGTCAAGCAGTTAGCATACTTCTTGACTCAATTGGATTTTCAAACTATATATTTAGAAGACTTCCAGACGAATCAGATCCAGTCATTCCATTCTTCTTTATTTCTCCAGAACAAAATGTTGCAGAAGTTTTAAATAAGTTAGCAGTGGCTACTCAAACAGCCATGTTCTTTGATGAATACAATAACTTCATCGTAATGAGTAAAAACTATCTACTTGATGACACTAACACTAGAACTTTAGATATGACTTTGTATGGATCACAAGATGAAATTGTTGATGGAATTAATGAAAACACCTACCCAACACAGTTATCTAATATTATTGATGTATCGTCTGAAGACCAAAAGGTCTATAACTCAGGAACAATTAACTATACATCTAGATATATTCAAAGATCTTACGGCAGCCTTAAGCAATCACAGATGACTGATCAGGAAAAGACCTGGATCTACAAGCCTGTGCTTCTTTGGGAAGTAGCAGGAACAGAATCAACTAAAACTCTTAATAATGAGAAGCAACAAAAGTATACGCTTGGAGCAATGCCATTAAACTCAAACCTATCTACATTAATTCCAACAGTTGTTAGTAGACAGATAATTAACAATGTCCTTGACTTTGGCGAAAACATTTTTTATATAACTAGGTTTCAAGGATACTTTTACGCTAACGGAGAAATTATAAAGTATGATGCTGTTGAATATAATGTAACTGGTACAGGAAATGTTTGGATTACCACAAACCTTGAGTATCAAAAGTATTTTTCACAACTACCATTTAATGGAAAGATTTATCCAACAGGGCTAGTTAGAATTTACTCTGAGCCATACTATGAAACTATTGATGGAATAACAAAAATAAAAAATGGGCCAGTTGTTTCACATGGTCGTGGACAATTCAATACGCCAATTGTTTCTCACTCTGCTGGAATTGATTCATACTGGACAAACAATGCCTATGTTCAGGGTTGCGATATGCAGTCACAATATCTTTATACAATCTCAAATGAAGCAGAACTAGAAGTTGAGCCAGGCGCAGCAGGAATTAATAAGCCACGTGCTGATAAGTCTCAAAGAAACAGTATTATTAGAAACTTTTTGTCCACAGCCTTTGCTACAGAGACTGGACTCTCCTCAATTCAAACATCTCAGGCTGGAACAATTCAGTCTTCCGCACTTGTTATAAATGGTCCAGAGTTTGCAATTCAAGAAAACCCAAGAAACTTTGTGTCGTATGTTTGGAAAAAATTAGACGGAGCCTACAAGCATTTTGGAACTAGGTTAAGAATTATTGGAAAAATTGAGGCAGCAGGAGATAGATCTCAAAGTCCTGTAGGAGGAATGACCTACTACAATATTCCTGGACTTGATCCTACTCAAACAGTTTCTATTGGTGGTGGCTCTGGTGGTATTGCTTTAGTAAATCCAACTACAAACAATGGATACTACTTTGAGTTAAGTGCTTTAACATCAAGTTCTGTAGAAAGATTTTTAACTATTAACCCAGATACTGGATCATCAGAAATCTCTGTTGACAACATTCTTTTTTATAAAGTTCAAAAAGAGGTTGGTTCTAGCCAAGCAATTCCAACAAAACTTTGGGGTGGCAGTGGCAACATCCTTGTAGATGATGGTAACTTTACAGGACAGTATAGATTTGTTGGTGAAGAAAATCCAACAGTCTACGACCTATCTATGGAATATGTAGATGTTAACTCTACAACTAGAGTATTTTATCTATATCTAAATCAAAAACTAATCAAGGTAATAACAGATGAAGATCCTATTGCTCTTGTTGATAGTTCAATTGGCCTTTTTGCAAGAGGAACTTCTAAGATAATGTTTGAAAATGTATACGCTTTAGGAAAGAACTATGCAGACAATTCGGTCTTTGATTTAAATACCCCAATTGCTTCAGTTTTTGGTGATGACAATATGCAAATTAATGCAAGTGAGGCATTGAATAAATATGCTATGAGCGGAGTTATTCAGAAAACTTATCTTACAGGAATTAGTCCAACATCTACAAAAGCATACAATATGTATTTTGAAGAGTTTGGAACTATTATGCGTGAGTGTGCATACTTTAATATTAAATATGATCGTGCTTATCCAGCACTTTATGCACAGATTGCCCCAACCTTTAACAGACTTCGTGGCTATACTGTATCTGGATTCTCAGCAAGTTCTTATGGAGCAGAGTTCTTAATCTTTAATAACACAGACACTCTTTTAAACCTTGATGAAACTACGGGTAATTATTTAAGAATTTTTGGTATTACATTTACACAGGATACTACAAACAAGATTACTGTTGATGATTTTTATAAGAAGCGTGGAAGTTTGTCAGACCCAGAATTAAAGGGGGATGTATTAATCTCATCACCATATAAATTAACAGACGAATATGACAGAATTAAGACTAGTAGACTACTCTATGGAAAGAATGAGTTTACCTTAGATAGTGACTATATTCAGGATCAAGACACAGCCGAAGACATTCTTGGATGGGTTATCCAGAAAAACCTTAGACCAAGAAAGGCTATTGGATTGAATATATTCCCAATGCCTACATTGCAGGTTGGTGATATGGTAAACATTAACTACACGGATAACGATGGTGTAGATGTTCTGGCTTCCCCTGATACAAGGTTTGTAGTATATAATATAGATTATTCAAAGGCTGTAGAAGGCCCAAGCATGACAGTCTATTTGAGTGAGGTATAAAAAATGGTAGAGGCCACACCCCCAGCATCATTAATTACCACAACTACTATTGTAAAGAATAGCGTTAAATCTGCAACACCTGACATCGTTCAATTTGACGATACTTCTATTATAGATAATGCAGAAGTAATCGTTGATTTACTTTTTGAAAATATTGGTGGTCAAGAACTTTTAACTATTGCTAGATACGATACTGTAAACGGACAAGACGTAAAGTATCAGCCAATTAAAAATCTCAATATCATTCAAGAAGAATACAATCCAAATAACCTTGTTAGAGTTCAGGACACTTCTGATAAGTATTTTGCCAACTTTCCGATCAAACTAGATAGTAAAATTCCTATCATTGGCAACGGGCCACTTGGCTCAAATGTGTACCTAAATGATTCTAATAGTCTAGTTCTTGAGTTTGTCAATCTTGAGGCTGATGAACAGGTAGATATTCAGATCACGATTAATGGTACAATATATGAGGTAGGTAAATAATGATAACTAATACTGGTAAAGAGATTATTGCAAAATATTTAATGGGGACCTCTCCAGCATATGCGTCATACATTGCTTTAGGCTGCGGAGCCAGACCAAGACCAAATGTGACAAGCGTTGGTACAGCATCTTCAGCAGGCACCACATTTACTGTATCTAGCACAAACGGCATTTGGGTTGGTGCCAAAATTACGAAGGTATCTGGAACAGGAACGCTATCTTCATCAGGAGATACACTAGTAACATCAATACCTACAAGTTCTACCTTTACGGTTAACTATGCCCCTTCTGTGGCTTTCTCAGGAGCAACTATAGGCATCCAGACAGATCCAGCAACAAACGTCTTAGACTTTGAAATGTTTAGAGTTCCTATATCTTCAAGAGGATATATTAAAGAAGATGGTTTAAACAAGATTATTTTAACAGGAGAACTTCCCACAGAAGAGCGATATGAGATTTCTGAGGTAGGAGTATTTTCTGCTGGCTCAAACTCAAATGCTGGAGCATACGATAGTAAAACAATTTCAGCCTTTGCTGACACAGAAAATTGGAAATACAATGATGGCTCTTCTCTTGCTTCTCCAACTACGATCACAACATCTTTGATTGATGGATCAAATGTTATTACATCAGTAGCAGATGCTATTCAAACAAACTCAAATAATGCTGCATTTTTAAATACAATTAGAGCAGGCAGATATGAGCGTTGTAGATATTTAAATAACGTTCTTATGCTACGTGGAAATACATCACACATCACATCTAATGGAACTAACTTTGTAGTTGCTTCAAATCCAAAGATCCTTCAACTCTCTGGACAAACCGTTGACCTTACAAGAAACTCAACATCAGATTTACTTAAGATAGCGTTTTCTCTTGTTGCTGTAGATGGTGCTGCTGCAACAATCCCAGATACAGTACGTGTCTTGGTTGAGTTTGTAAATAGCGATGGAACTCAGTCTGCCAAAATGGAAGCAGAGGCTACCAATGCTGCATACGGACTATCATCAAATAGATATGTAGTAGTAGAAAAAAGACTTGATCAACTAACCTACACTGCAACATTTTCTTGGAACACTGTTAGTGTTATTAAGATATATGTCAGTACTCTTAATAGTTTTAACATTAACAATAAAGCCTTAACTTCAAATGTTGCAACTCTAACAACAAGCGCTTCACACGGAATGTCAGTTGGAAATAAAGTTACAGTTACAGGCGTAGACGCAACTTTTAATGGAACCTACACACTTACAGCCGTAACTACGGACACCTTTAGTTATGCTAAGACTGGAACAAATGTTGTTTCGGCTGCAGTATCTCCAGTTGGAGTAGTAGAAGTTTCTAGATCAGGATACTTTGTAGCACTTGATGCAATGAGAATTGACAATGTTGGAACTGTAAATCCACTGTATGGGCTGACTGGATACTCAATTATTCAAAATACTGGAGCAGAAACAATTATTAAAAATCCTAACACAAACAATTATATTGAGTTTAGATTTATATTGGATGTCACATAATGGCAGACGCCAACATTAAAAAGATTACAATTCCAACTTCAGACCTACCACCGCTGTCTTCTGACACTAGTTCTTATAATGTCAGATATAGGATTGTGTCAGATGATAAAAACAGAACTTCTCATTGGTCACAAATTTATGTGATTGATACACTACCATTTGAAGAAGTAGATGGAGATCTGATAGTATTATCAAATACAATACAGGCAGTTTGGGGAGATGAGTATAATAGGCCTAAGTACGATGTTCTAGTTTCATTTGATGGCAATGCTTTGGCATATCACGGAACCCCAACAGTACACAGTTATTCTTTTTTAAATTTAGGAACTGCATCTATAAGAGTTGTAGTTCAGGTAGAATCATCTAGAAAAGAGTATAAAGAGTCTTTAGTTATCTATGACTCTGGAACAGTAAGTCTTGGCTCATAAGCAGCCTATCTTTGGTATAATTAATTAGGAGGAAATAAAATGGCTAAAGTACCACTACCAGAAAGAGGGCAACCTCTAGATGTTAGTTATCTGTATCAACTTACGAATGCCCTGAACCAGTTATCTGATCAGGTTTCTACTGCTACATACAACTATACAACTATTGATACCGTTTCTGCTGGCAAACAAAACATTAAAACATCAGAAGCAAGAATGATTGGTGGATCTATTACTGTTGCAAGTAACTCAACAGTCACAGCATCTACAACTAAAACCTTTAGTTATACTTTTCCAAGTGACTATAAATACACTCCCATTGTTACTGCCTCACCAATCAATACTGGAAAAACTTCTGCAGGAGAAAACGTATCTGTTGTTCTTACGGACATCACAAGATCAAGCGTAAATGGTCTTGTTCGTTTCAATGCTTCTGGAGATGTTTCTGTTATCGTTAATTTAATTATTATCGGAATTCCAAACTAAGAGTATGTTGAAATGCAAGAAATGCAGGGGGAGAATGTTCGTAGACAGGCAGTATACAAGCGTAGATCATTTAGAAATTTTCTGCCTATCCTGTGGTGCAAGAGAATTTTTTCACCCTCCTTCAGAAAGTGAGCAAGGTAGATGGATACTGCAAAAGGAAAGATCCAGAGCCAACAATACAATAACGAGCCTGTAATAAAAGGAAACCAAAAGGTTTGGTTTTTAAACGGGGACTTAGTTAGACTGCATCACTCATCAAGGTCAACAGGAATGGTGACTGTGTATAACATTAATAAAGATAGAATGGAAACTTGTCTACGCTCTGACTTTAGAAAGAATAGAGAAAGAGCATACACTGTAGCAGAAACTTCTAAACTTGTCAATAGGCATCGCAAGTATATGCCTAGTTTAATTAAACGAGGAGTCATTCCTGCACCTATAGGCTCTTCAGTTGATGGTAAAACTGGTTTTCAAATTAGATCTTATTACTCAGAATCGCAAGTAAAAGAGATACGTGCTATACTTGCAAGTATACATATTGGGCAACCAAGAAAAGACAAA